ATACAAAACACTGATGGTACATTTGTAGTAGATGAAAACGATTTTTTAAACTTAGACGTTAATTTTACAAAAGATAAAAATGGTGTAGTTATTAGAAAAGGTTTTAATGGTACCTACAAAGAAGATCACGAATTTAACACTATTGCCACCTTAAACGCTCGTGAAGCTGCCCGTCGTTCTTGGAATACTAACCAGCGTACAACTGAACGTAATGATTATCAAGCAGAATCATCGGAATGGTGGCAGGAATATCAAAACAATCCAACACCTGAAACTTTAGCTGCTGCTGAAGAATCTTTTAAAGATAATCAACAAGGTAATCCTGAATGGCTTACAAAAGCAAAGGCTGCTTTAGATCCTCTTAACGCTCCTTATATTCAACAGTTAAAAACACAAGCTAAAGATTTACAAGCTCGTGGTATTTTGACTCAATCTTTTGTTACTGAAGTATTTAGTTATGACTCTGTACTTGGTAATCAATTACAAAAATCTTTAGACGAACAAAACCCGTTGTTAAAGAATGAGCCTTATAAAGCTCAACGTAAAACTGTTGCTAATTACGTTAAAAAACCATCTGCTACTGCACCGTTTCCTAAAGATTCAGCTAGTAGTACTAAAGCCGCACGAGTTCTTACACGTGAGTTTGATGCATTAGTTAAAAAAAATGCTGCTGCTGTCGGGATTGAACAAGCTTCTGATGACGCTGCTGTAGACATTGAAAAGAAAATTGCAACAGATAGCAAAAACCCAGAAGGTAAATATTATAGAAAATATGATGCTCTTACTGGTTTGTATAACTTTCCAAACTTAGGTAAAGATGAAAATTTAACTGGATCTGAAGCAACAAAAGAACAAGCACAGCAAGTACAAGACGCTTTAAACGATGGTCGCCAACAGGAAATTATTAACAAAAAATATGGTGTTTTAACTCAAACTGAGCTTGAAACAGAAATTAAAAATATTAATAAGCCTGGGTATGTACCAAACGTAAAACTATTTCTTGCTTCTAAAGGATTGTCTGGTGGTGTTTTATCACTATTAAATAAGCAATTAGTTCTTGCTGGAATGGATCCTATTGAACCACCAGAATCTTTAGCACGAGTGGGGGAGTATTCACCTTCTGCTCAAAAACTATTACAACGTTATCTTAATGCTAATGTAACTACACGTGTTCATGGTTACGAAGGTAACAAACTAGGTAACGAATGGAACCGACATGTAGCACCAGCTGAATACAGAGATATGGTTGACACACACTCTAAAACTTATGGTGTACCACCAGCTCTTATTGCAGCAAATTTGGAGACAGAAGCCCATTGGCAGACTAACAAAACCAGTTCTGCTGGTGCTCAAGGTATGGCACAATTTACTCCAGATACTGCACGTGAATACGGTGTAGATGTTAATGATCCTGATTCAAGCATCAAAGGTATGGCTGCTTACATGAAAGACCTACTAGATCAATTTGGTGATCCTATTCTAGCTGCTGGTGCTTATAATGCTGGTCCTGGTAGAATGCAAGAGTATGTACAAGGTATCCGGGATTTACCTGCAGAAACTGTAAACCATATGAGAAAGGTTACTAAAGCTCTGTATAAGTATAGTGGTGACCCTAGGTTGCTACAGCGTCCTGAATTAATTAGACAAGGAATGATGCCAGCTGGTTCAGTGATCCCATATCAGCGTGACACATTACCATCAACAGGTGATCATCTTGACACACGTATTCTAGTAAAATCTGGTCCTAATAAAGGACAACGTATTGACCCAATGAGTCGTCCTGATCTTCTTAGTAAAGTTTACATTGGTGATAATGCTGAGAATGCAGTACCTTTAACATCGTTTGAAGTTACATCTCCTTATGGAAATAGAACACCACCTGCACCTGGAGCGTCGTCTTTTCATGCAGGAATAGATTCCGCTATAGCTAGCGGTAAAAAAATCTTTGTAAAAGATGGTGAAGGTTTTTATAGAGAAAAAAGTGCTAATGTAGTACCTATTACTGACGATGATGGAAATACATTTGAGTTTGAATTTTATCATACCGAAGATTAAACTAAACTATGAATTACGATCCTAACGAGATGTTTAGGGCAGACGAAGAAGACCTCTTGTTAGATGAAGAGACACAACTTCAAAACGAGCTTCTTCGTCAAGCTGCTGAAGAGGAGAAAGCAAAAGCTGCTGCTGCAGTTGAGCCTACTCCTCAAGCTGTGCCCGCTCCTACGGGAGAACAAGAACAAGCTCCACAAGCCGAGGTAGCTACGGCACCTCAACAAGAACAAGCACCATTTGATAAGTCTCAAGATTATTCTTATTACGAAGCCCAAGGGATGAGTCGTAAAGAATGGAACCGCAATCAATTAGCTACAGGTGTTGATGCTGAACTACCTGGTTTTGCTGAAGACCCAAGGTATGCTACTGAACTTGCAGCGGCTATACCTACAGGTGGTCTAGATTTTGGTGTTGATTTAATTAATGTTATACCTGGTGTTAACGTACCTAAACCTACTAAATTTGAAAACGAAACAGCACAAGCAGTAAGAGATATCTCTTCTGTCCTTTTGCCTACCATTGCTGGTATTGGTCTTCTTAGAGCTGGTGGTGCTGCTGCTCAAGCCCGTGTGGGTTGGAGTATTGGCAACACACCTTTTATGAAATACATTGGTAATCGTGGTGTTGAAGCATTAGGTGGTCTAGCAGTTGGTGCAGTAAGTAGTGAGTATGAAGGTGAGAACATATTAGGTATGGCTAAGAAAGCTATTCCTGCTCAATATGATTTTATTCCTGATGACTTAGCTACATTAGATACAGATGAACCTGCTGAAAAACGTAGGAAGAATATCTATGAAGATCTTCTGACTGGACTGGTAGGTGAACTTGCTGTTGGTGTTGTTAGAGCAGGAGCTGGTATTGTAAGTAGTACAGGTTTTTCTCGTAAGATCAATAAAATGATTGGAGAAAGCAAAGCAGGACAAGCTTGGTTAGATACAAACTCTCCTCCTCCACGTCCTGTTAATATTGAAGAATCAGTAGAAATTGGTATGCTACGTCAAGAGGATGCTCTTGATGAAATTGGTATGTATAATCTTTCTCAGAATCCTAACATGGATAAACCTTTAAAAGGTGTCCATGATATGTTTGATTATACTGAAACAGCTGTACGTACTGTAGATGACTTTGGTGTTGTTGGTGCTAGTATTGATGCTGCACGTATTGCACGTAACTTAAATGTAGTAGATGGTCGTATTGGTAATATGATTTCTGAACCTGCATTGCAGTATGGTTTACGTGGTCAAGGTAATATTGATGATGTTGTCCTTGGACTTGCTGATCAATTACGTCAAGCTGATCGTATTGGTATGCAAGGTCGTGGTTGGACAGTAACATTTGATGATCAAATTGAAGCATCAATGGACCTTACACGACAGCTATTTGATCCACGTATGAGTCGTCAAGAGGTTCGTCAAATCATTGAACCGTATCTTAGCGTTAATGATGCTGGTGTACAGGTCATGTCTGAAGAAGGCTTTGGTATGGTCTCTAAAGCCCTCAGAGGCTTCGGAGAAGAGGTGTCTGCTATGGATGTATCTAGAGCACACTCTCTGCTGGCTGGATCGCTCTCAGGCCGTGTTGCGGACCTTTCTGAAGGTATCCGTCTTATGGATGGTACAGAGTCAGTCCAAGCTGGTCAAAATAAAGTTATTGATTTGATGGAGTATCTTGTACAATTACAAGGTTCCGCTTCTTTTTATAAGAACCGTAAGATCGGTATGCTACAACAAATCAAAAGTGGTTTTACAAATGTAGAAGGTTATAACGCTAGCACTGTAGCAGAAGCTAGTGAAATGGCACAAAAGATCTTTAAAAAATCACAGACGTTTGGTACTACATTACGTGCTATTGGTGAGACTAACCCTAATCTTATGAAGCAATTCTTAATGGCTTATGAGATGACTAATGGTGATATTAGTACTGTCAAAGCTATGAATGATTTGATCTTTGATATGACAGGTAATCTAGGTAAAGCTATTATTGACCCTAACCCTGAAGTACAAAACAAAATACTTGGTGGTATTTGGGCTAATATTTATTCAGGTTATTTGTCTGCATTTAGAACACCTTTATCTGCTATGTTTGATGGTGTTGGTGGTATTATTTCTAAACCAACTTCTCATTTCTTAGGTGCATTGTCACATGGTGATTTTAAAGCTATAAGACGTGGTTTTATTGCTTATGGTGCAATTAATGATAGTACCAGTAGAGCATCAAAATACATGGGTGAAATCTTTGCTAAAGCATCAAAAGATCCTGATAGTGTAGCTTCTGTCACACGTCGTGATTTACTTCTTCAAAAAGAAGATGAGCTTGATTTTCTTAGAGAAGTAGCAGCTAGTCGTGCAGCAGAAGGTGAATGGGGTACACAATATGTTGTACAACAAATAGAAACTATGTATGCAATTGCTAGTGATCCTAGGATGCGTTTTGGTTCTAATGGTTTGATTGCAACTGATGGTTTTACTGGTTCTATGATTGGACATTCTGAATCTTATTTCAGAGCAATCGATGAACTTATGGAATCTGGTAAACCTTTAACTAAAGAAAACCTTGGACCTATTGCTCAAAAACATTATGAAAAGATGTTTGACAAAAACAATTTATTGAAAGATGAAGCTGTTCGTTGGCAAACAAATGAGTTAGCACTTAACCTTGATTCACCTCTTATGTCAGGTATGAATCAAATGGCACAACATGCTGCATTTATGAAACCATTCTTGATGTTTCCTACTACAGGTCAAAACAGAATTGCAATGTTTGCTAAATATGCACCGTACTCACCTTTTCAAAGAGACATTAATGAACTAGCATTTACACCACTTAAACAGTTACTTGGCAATGAAGAGCACATCGATAATCTTCTTAAGGTACGTGGTTATGATGTAGCAAACATGACCGTACAAGCTAAAGTTAATAGGATTACTGACCTTAAATACGAAACACTTGGTCGTAAAGCTATTGGTGCAACAGCAGTAGGATTAACTTTTGCTTTGTTTAAAGATGATAGAATTACTGGTGATGGTCATCCTGATAAAAACATTCAAGCAGCTAGGATTAAACGTGGATGGAAACCACGTAGTATAAAGCTACCAAATGGTAAATACGTTAGTTATCAAGGTTTTGGTGTACTTGCTGATTGGATTGCAACTACTGTTAATACAATGGATAGTTTTGATCATATTGGTAGAGAAGGTATTGAAAAAATGTTACCTGCTCTTGGCTTTGTGATTGGTGCAGCTACTACTGATAATACAGGTTTGTCTACTATTAGACCTTTGTTAGACTTTCTTGGAGGTAATGACGGTGCAATAGAACGTTGGAGTGCTGGATTCTTAAATGGTCTTGGTCCTCTTTCTGGACAACGTGCTGAATGGAGTCGTATTTTCTCTGATGGATTACGTATTGTAGATAATGATCTTTACAGTCAACTAAGAAACCGTAATAGGTTTGCTTTAGAAATTGATCCAAAGACTGCTGATCCATTTATTTATAGTCCTATTAATGGTAAAAAAGAAAATAGCTATAGTTTCTTACAACGTGTTTGGAATGCTTACACACCATTCCCAATTCATGACGCACAAACTGTTGAAGAAGAATTTTTAGATCATATTGATTATCCTACTTCAAGTGTATTTAAAACCAAAGATGGTGTAAAAATTCCACCAAGAATGCGTTCTGAATTGATGCGTATTATGGGTGAAGATGGTCATTTTCAAGATGGTATTAAAGAAGTAATGCGTAGTGTTAAGGAATGGAAGTCACTGGAAAGTTTTGATAAAATGCAACAACAAGGTAATATGCCTGACTTAACTGTATGGCATAATATCCACGGTCGTTTACGTGCTGCACAAAAGTTTTCTGAAAATGCAGCTTATGCCAGACTTGATGGAGACATGCAAGCACAGCTAATTAAACTAAAAGTAGACAAAGCAGAGAAAGAAGCAAAGGATAAATTTGCTACTGAATTACAACCCACCGCTGAACTACAACGTAGGTAATTTTTATTATGGCATGTACTGACGTACAAACAATTCAAGCTGGGAATGGATCGAAGACACAGTTTTCGTTTGACTTTCCCTACATTTTTAAATCTGAAATACACGTTTATTTTTGGAACGTAACTACAAAAGAATACGACGAAAAGCTCACAACGGACGGTACATACCCTTGGCAAGTTACTGATGCTAACCCTACTATTGTAGAGTTCACTGGTACTGCTCCCCCTTCACCTGCTGCTCCAACTGATCCAGGTGAATCCACGGTTGACAATGTAAAGATCCGTCGAATTACAAAACTCGATGACATCAGTGCATTGTTTAACCCTGGTTCAGCTATTAGGTCTGATGATCTAAATAAGAACTTTGAACAGCTACGATATGCTATTCAAGAGGCTAATTGTGCTGGTATCCCTGATGATGTAGATGATTATCTAAAACAATATTATTGGAATAATTTTGATAGTACTGTTTATTCTACTGAAACATGGGATTCAGATGATGATCAGGTAGCTACTACTCAAGCTATTGATGCACGTGTTGACGCCAAGATTGACACTGCTATTACAAGTGATATTGGTACTGATGGTACTGGTATTACTGTAACTAATGATGGTGATGGCACTATTACTCTTGGTTTAAATGATGATGCTATTGATTTTGGTAAGCTAAAAGATGTAGATATTATCACGTATGCTGAACAGAATGCAAGTTCTCCTGCTCCTGCAGACACTAACATCTTTACTGCTAGTGCAGCTGCACGTCGTTTTGATACGCTTGTACAGTCTGGCACACCTGCTGGTAGTGATTGGGAAACAGGTAAGACATGGTTGCAAAACACTGCTGATCTAACTCTTTCTGTTTGGAATGGTTCTGCTTGGACCGGCGTGGCTTCTGGTGGTACGTTTACTAACCAACCTAAGGTTGTTTATGTTGATGCCTCTAGTGGATCTGATAGCAATGATGGTCACCGTATTAGTCGTCCTAAGCTGACGATTAAAGCAGCTGTTCAACAGATTAATGCTGATGCTACTTTTGGTAATGGTAGTGTTGTTGTAGTGGCTCCTGGTACTTATCAAGAAGCTTGTCCTATTGACATCGAGAAGTCTAACGTATCAATCGTTGGTACTGCTTTGCGTAGCTGTATCGTTCACCCGACAGTAGCTACAGAAGAAAATACTATGTTCCGTGTTAACAGCGGTACGTTTATTCAAAACATTACCTTCACTGGTATGAAGGCTAGTGGAGCACTTGGTAATGCTGATGATGCTTCTCTACCTGTTAATCAAGGTTGGAACATTGCTTTCCTACCTGGATGTACTATTGTCAAGTCTCCTTATATTCAAAACTGTACTAATTTCTCAGATTCTGAGATTGACAACTCAGCTATTAATGTCATCACACCAGGTGGTGGTTTAGCTGGTGATAATGACTCTGCACCAACTGGTGGCGGTGTTCTAATTAATGGTGCTACACCTGCGGTTGCTAGTCCTCTACGTTCAATCGTGTGTGACAGTTATACCCACGTTGGTCTTAATGGTCCTGGTTTACTTGTTACTAACAATGGTTATACACAATGTACCAGTAGCTATGCTTTCTTTAATAAATATCATATTAAAGCATTAAATGGTGGCCAAGCTAACTTAGCTGCTTCTACTACTGACTTTGGTGATCAAGCCCTTGTTGCTGATGGTAAATCATCTGCTGCTATCTTTACTTCTAATGTAGATGGTACTGCTAATAGTGGTGCTATTTCATTTAATATTAATCAGCCTGCTGCTGGTGTGGGATGGTTTGGTGATACACAACGTCCTGCTAGTAACATGTTGGTAACAGTTAATAGTGTTACTTATCCTATCCTATCTGCTGTTGCTAATACTGATACTGAAGGTGGTAATGGTTGGACAGTTACTATTAGTCGTCCTAACCCTAATAACCGTAGTGTAAATCTTGGTCTTAATGGTGCTTTAGCTGATGATCTAGCTGTATCATTCTTCTTACGTTCTCAGATCGCTTCTAGTGGTCATACAATGGAGTATGTAGGTAGTGGTACTGATTATCGTGCATTGCCTGAAAATGGTGGTGTTCCTGATGACTCAAAGCAAAAGACTGAACTAAACGACGGTAAGATCTGGACTGCTACAACTGACCATAACGGTAAGTTTACTATTGGTGGTAACCAGACAGATGATCCATTCTTTGAAGTAGATCAACAACTAGGTTTTGTTACTATCCCATCAGGTTCAATTGCCTTTGATTTGAAGTCAGATTTGACTCCTCAACTTGGTGGTGACTTAGATGTCAACAGTAATACAATTACTGGTCTTCCTGCTAGCCCTAGTGCTGGTACAGAAGCTACATCTAAAACATATGTAGATGCTGGTGATGCAACAAATGCTGGTAATATTACTACCAACACAACTAACATTGCTACTAACGTAACCAACATTGCTGCACGTCTGCCATTGGCTGGCGGTACAATGACTGGTGATATTGTCTTTAATAGTGGTCAAACTATTGCTGGATATACACCACGTACATCTGCAACCGGTTCTTCTAATCTTTCTGCTGGTACTACTGCACAACGTGATGGTAGTCCTGCAGGAGGTATGGTCCGATATAACACATCAACGGCAAGTTTTGAAGGTTATACCACTGGGTGGGGGTCACTTGGCAGTGGACCACTACTTAAAACAAACCGCTTAGAGAATACCACTACAACAGACGGCGGTATTGATATTGATTCTAGTGGTCATGTCAAGATTGATGGCTTGCAGATGCCAACTGCTGGGGCGTTAAGTAACAGGAACCTCATTACGAATGGGGCGATGCAGGTATCGCAAAGAGGAACTTCTCTTGCTAACACAGCCGATGGTACGTATTTAGTTGACAGGTTTAGACTCTACGATGCTGCCACTAATACCCATACATTGACGCAATCTCAAAGCTCTAATGTACCAAATTTCCCTATTGGTACAGGTTTTTCAAAATCACTTAGAGTTGAGGTTACGTCTGGAGCTGCTACTCCCACAACTGGATACACAGTTATTAGTCAGCCTATTGAAGGGTTTGACGCAGCTCAATTGAACTATGGAACAGCAAATGCAAAAACAGTAACTTTATCTTTTTGGGTACGTACTAATGTATCGGGCAACTATTCAGTAGCTCTTAGGAATAGTGCTGCTGATTACAATTACATTGCACAATTTTCACACATGGGTGCTGACGCATGGTTTCAGATAAAAAGAACCATACCTGGAGCTACTGCAGGCACTTGGCTCATTGGCAATGGCAGAGGTCTTGAAGTAATGTGGACGCTTGATTCTGGCAGTAACTGGTTTGGCACCGAAGACGCTTGGAACACTTCAAATGTATTTAATTTAGCTGCTAATGATAATGATTTTTCGGATACAACAGGAAATTACTTTGAACTTACTGGCGTCCAATTAGAGGTCGGTTCCAAGGCCACTCCGTTTGAACACAAAAGCTACGCTGAGACCCTGGCTAAGTGCCAGCGTTATTTTGAAGGTGTGCCTGCTGGGTCAACCTTTAATCAGGGAGATGCCATTGTTTGGAGTGGATATGCACTTCTTAACGGAATTAATTATGCCACTAAAGCTTTTACCGTTGAGAAAAGAGCTATACCTACTGTTGCAATGACAAATAATTCAGTAATAGCAGGATTTAATGCCGCTACATGTCAAGTAGCAGTAGCTGGGACAAGAGGGATTAGAGGTAACGCAACGGCTACCGGTACTGTCGGTGCTCGTTACTTCTTTTTGCACTTTACAGCCGACGCCGAACTTTAAAAACAATTAACTATGACTTATAAATATACTTTGGTCAGAGATCCAATTACAAACACGGAAGATTCACTTAAGCGGCAGGACGAAGATGGCAACGTAGCTATTGTCCCCGTTACAGAAGATAATCGTGACTATCAAGAATATCTCGAATGGCTAGCCGAAGGCAACGAACCACTACCCGCTGATGAATCATGATTACACTTATTAGACCACTACTATTTTCATTCTTACAATCTGATCGTGTTAAAGCACTGATTGTAGAAATGCTAGAGAAACTGTGTGAGTCAACCGATAATGATATCGATGACAAAGCAGTAGAATTCATTCGTAACGGATTATTCCCGGTTAAGAAATGAACCTTGGGGAGCCACCACTGTTCCCCTCTATAACGCTCCCTGAACCGCTTCAATTACCCCCACCAATACTAGAGGTACCACGGGCAGATATACCCTCTTACAAGCCCTTAGTAGTGCCTCCTAGCGACCTTAGGCCACCTCCGGGTATTAAGCCTAACGCTAAAGATGAACCACCTAAAGCTACACCTAAAACAAAGGTACCTGTAGCTAAACCTCCACCATTTACACCACCAGAAGTACAAAAACTAGGTATACCCGGTACTGATATTGAAGTGCCTGTACCTAGTACTGCAATTGTAGTTACTGCAGCATCTACAGCTGTTGTATCGGTTGCAGCTACTTTAATTGCTACTTCTTTGTTTAAACATTTAGTAAGTTTATTTAAACCTATAATTAAACAAGCATGGAACAAGATGAAAAAAAAGGAGGACTTATCAAGTTCGTCGTCCTTGTCTGGTCCGCCGGACTCTTGACTGCTAGTTATGCAGGCTGGATGGAGAAGATGGACCCAACATATGTAGCCTCTATTTTAAGCGGAACTTTGGCAACGTTTTCTATTTCTAGGGAGAAGAACAAATGAAGAAATTAGTTTTGTTATTACTGTTAGCGGCACCAGTGTCAGCTCAATCAGTTACACCTAATTTTACACAAGGTAGTATGCAATCTACTACCACAACAACTATTGATATTGACCGTACTATCGCAACAGAAGTGTACGGGGGAGATTACAAAGCATGGTCTGGAACCAACGTAACACCAAGTGGTTCGATCGGAGATTCATCCACAACATTTTCAGTAACTACTGCTGGAGATCCATTTCAACTGGAGATCGTAGACAGAGCGGCAGGAGTGATCGAGACAATCGACATCACCGAAACCATCGAACAAGTTTCTACTACTACTTCCTTATCAGTCTTCTCGCAGTAAGTCCAGCTTACGCAGAAGAACCAACTGTATCTAATACTGCAAACCCTGTAGCAGCAGCTACGGGTAACGTGACTAATCAGGCTGTGCAGTTCCAAAACAACGGAGCACCATCTCGGCAATACTTTGTCGGTGGTAACTCTTGTAATGGAACTACAATGACATTCCAACCATTTTATATGGGTGGTGATGTACACACAGATGCGTATCAACGTACCCAAAACTTTGGTGTACAGCTTGGCTTTTCTGTACCACTAGATGGTGGCATGGTTGAAACATGCAAACAGATCGCACGAAGGCATGAACAGAAGATGCGGTTGGACTATGAGCTAGTACGTGCTCTGAAATGTACGGAGATCATGAAAGCTGGTTTTACATTTCGTCCTGGCAGTCGCGTAGAAGTGCTGTGCCATGACGTTGTACCTATTGTCTCACTTAAATAATGGAAGCAGCAGTTACTGCTCTCATCGCTTTGATTGGTGGTGGGGCAGCTTTAAATAACAGATTACACAACAGAATAAATAACGTTCATGACCGCATTAGTGGCCTTGATAGGCGTATTGACGCTATTGAATTAAGTGTAGCGCAAGACTACGTATCTAAAGCTGACCTAACAGTAATGGTCCAACGTATGGAGGACCATATGGTACGTATCGAAAACAAATTAGATCAAATCGTATTGAGGAATTAATTATGGCTTACGAAAATGAATCTCTTGAGGGTATTCGCAAGGGAAAAGTAACAAAACCTGGGCAACCTGTACCACAACCATTTCGTTATAAGTTAGACGGACAACCAAAGAAAGCTAAAGCTAAAGGTAAAACAACAAACTCTGTTAACGATAACAAAGCATGACTTATCAACTTATCGACCTATACACCAGTAAAGTACTTGGTGAATACGAAACATTAGCTGAAGCTGAACGTGACGAATCACATCTCATCCATGAACCTAATGAAGTTCGTTATGAGATTAAAGCACCAGCTAAACCTAAGCCAAAGGCTAAACCTAAAGCAAAATGACAAACAAGAAAGCAACTGAAGACCAGTTCAATGAGTTGCATAATCTTGTCACAAAGGAATTCCTTGCCCGTATTAAATCGGGTGAGGCTTCCACACAAGATCTAAAAGCAGCTTGTGATTGGTTAGCAAAGAATGATATCAGTGGTGTCGCCTTTGAAGGTAGCCCATTAGATAAGCTAGTTAGTATCATGCCAACTGTTGACCCTGAACTTGTACAACGGAGACTTTATGGCTCGAAGCTCTAGTCATAGCGGAGCCAAATATGCTAATGGTAATTATAAATCTTACCAAAAGAAATATGATGGCTCTAAATTACAGATCTCTAAACGATCTGCATTAAATAAAGAAAACCGTAAACGTGGAACCTACGGCAACGGTGATGGCAAGGATGTATCCCACAAGAAAAATGGAAAGACATTCCTCGAAGCAGCATCAAAAAACAGAGCACGTAAAGGACGCGCATGACCCCATTACTTCCTACCCCTAACGATTACCTCTACAACTTAATAGCCATGACCTCACCAGAAGCTAAGCGTCTGTGGAGACGCTCTATTAAGGAACACTTTGACCATACTTGTATCTATTGCGGAAAAACCTATGACCTTAGTCAGTTATCTATCGATCATGTTCATCCTCGCGCACGTGGCGGAGAGGATGTCGCAACGAATGTTGTATGCGCCTGTACCAGATGTAATCAGGATAAAGGAAGTACACCCGTCCTTAGTTGGATGAGAGACAAATTTGGAGTTAATAGACTCCGTGAAAAACTAATTATGGAGTATATTAATTAATTATGCCACTTAATGCTATAAAAAATTATGCAAAGGAAGAGTTTCCTGTTATTTATGAATCAAGTAAATTTATACGTGATAGGGTAGCAGATTTTAATGAAAACAGAGAACAAGTTTTTGAAGGTATTCAACAAGCAGCAGACAAAAAAGATTCTACCCAAATAAATGAAGAAGTTCGTCCAATTGGTAGCGAAGCTGTTTTAAATGGAGAACCTGTTTTCTGGTCTGGCCAAAACTATGGATGGCAATCTAAAGGATCTTTTGATAAACTGATGGACGAAGGTCAGTTTAGAATGGGTGGCATTGCAGCACAAAGGTTTGGTAATTCAATTACTGAAGCTATACCTCAAGAAGTAAAAGATTTTGCTACTGAGAAAATAACAGATGCTGCTACTGCTGCTGTAGATTTTTACCAAGATCAAAATTACGAAACTCAACAACGTATAAATGTTGGGCTTAATATTGCTAATGGTGTAGTTACTTTAGCTGATCAAGGTCTAGAGTTTATTAGTGAGAAAACTAATACTAGCAGATTTATTACAGATGAACTTGCAATGGCAGCACTTACTGCTGGTGGGTCTGCTGCAGTAAGACGAGCAACACCGGCTATTAAACAAGGTGCTAAAACTGCTATTAAAGCTATTGATAAGTATGGGCCTACTATTGATAATATCTTCCCACCTACTCCTCCTGCTGCTTTAGCTACGGCTGGTGCTGCACCTAATATTCAGTTAAATGTAGAAAAAGGCGGGGCAGTTATGAAAGCAGTGACTGCAAGAGATCGGGAAATACTTCAACTTGGTGGTGTAAGTACGGGTGATGAAATTATTTCGTACAAACAAGCTGAACACCTAACTAGACGTGCTGGTGAGGTTCAGGAACGAGTTGATAAATTACCATTAATGAGAGATGAATTAAATGAAATGATCGAAAATGGTGCTGATTTACGAGAAATAAAAAACTTTAGAGATACTATTGAAAATACCAAAGCTATGCTTCACAGAAAACGTTCAAATGTTTCTGTACCGACCCCAGAAGATCCATTGTGGTATCAAACAACGGCAGGTAAAGCTGCAAAGAGGCAAGAAGAACTTGCTAAAGGCTTGAAAACTGGCGAATACTTAGAAGCGCATCATTTATTTCCTAAAGTTCTTAGCTCTGCTTTTTTTGATCGCATGGATTGGATGATTAATAAAGGAATAGCGGAAGCAGATGATCTTGTCTTAATGAATAATATTGCTATTAAACTAGGCGCAAAGCCAGGTGATTATAAAAGTAATATGTTAAATATGAGAACAAAACCTCATAACGAATTACACACTGCAATGGATTATGCTAAAGATGAGTTTAATGAACTAGAGTGGGCTGAAAAAGTAAATAAAGCTAAAAATGTTGACGAGTTACTTGTCTTATGGAGAGACACAATTCAAGATGTTGTTCTTCCTACAGCTCAAGATGCAGTTTCCATAAATAAACTTGATGACGCACTTCAAAATGTTAGTACTTCATATTCTGGTACAGGTCCAATAAAATACTGGAAAAACAAAAAGAAGGCGGAGTCAAAAGAAATTAAAAGAAGGCAAAGGCAGAAAAAAACTAATAAGTAAAACCCTCTACAAGCCCTCCTAACCCCCTACACGCTAGATTCTACCTATGAACACTTTAGACCTCCTTAAAGACGATTTTAAGCTATTCCTACAAGCATTATGGAGTGAATTAGATCTACCAAACCCTACACGTGCTCAATATGCAATTGCTGATTACCTTCAACATGGTCCAAAGCGTTTACAAATCCAAGCATTTCGGGGAGTTGGTAAGAGCTGGATTACTGGTGCTTTTGTTCTTTGGACTTTATTTAATAACCCCGAAAAGAAAATAATGATTATATCTGCTTCTAAAGAACGAGCAGATAACATGTCAATCTTCCTACAGAAATTAATCATTGAAACACCTTGGTTGGTACATTTGCGCCCTAAATCTGATGACTCCCGTTGGAGTCGGATCTCATTTGATGTGGCTTGTTCCCCTCACCAAGCCCCTTCTGTTAAATCAGTGGGTATTACTGGTCAGCTTACCGGTTCTCGTGCTGACTTAATGATTCTTGACGATATTGAAGTACCTGGCAACTCAATGACAGAATTTATGAGAGAGAAGCTTCTACAATTATGTACAGAAGCTGAATCTATCCTTACTCCCAAGAATGATAGTCGTATTATGTTTCTTGGTACACCTCAGACAACATTTACTGTCTACCGTAAGCTAGCTGAGAGAGCCTACAAGCCCTTTGTTTGGCCTGCTAGGTATCCTAGGAAGGTTTCTCAATACGAGGGCCTTCTAGCGCCTCAACTGGTAGAAGATATAGATCAAGGTGCAGAGAAATGGGAAGTAACTGATGATAGATTTGATAATGAAGACCTGATTGAACGTGAAGCGTCAATGGGTCGTAGCAACTTTATGTTGCAGTTCATGTTAGACACGAGTTTATCCGATGCTGAAAAGTTTCCTCTTAAATGCGCTGACCTTATCGTCACTAGCGTTAACCCCTCTACTGCTCCCGAATCCGTTGTTTGGTGCTCCGATCCACAAAACGTTATCAAAGACCTCCCCACTGTTGG